CGATATGGTCGTAAGGTTACTGGATTTGGAGTCTTAGCCTGTGCTAGACTTGCTACACCATCACGAACAGTCACCGTTTGTGTAACACCGTTATCTTGAGCCTCTGCCCCTTTTTCAATTTTTAAGTGACTAGCAAAATCTAAAACTAGATTACGGTCTGCATCGTTGATAAACATAGATTGCAACATAATATTAAACTCTTCCTGATTACACCAATTACTAAAGGGAATAACTGGAACGGTTGCTTTTACAGATACGAGCTGAGGACGTTTACCATTTTCAAAATCAACTTGATCATATACAGATACCCTATGGAAACTGTCCACGACAACTACAAGTTTACGACCGTTGATGAAATCGTTATCTGATTTGAGATAGTCAACTAGACTTTTGAGCGTCTGAAGCTTAAGGATAGGTGCGTACTTACGAGGGTTAAGTTCCTGTAAGTTATATTCATTGCTGTCAAAATATTCCTTCCCGGTTTCTGAACGAATGATTTTGTTTTCTTTACCCGCTAGTTCGACTGCGTATGATAATGCATCTTTAATATTTTCTGTCATGGTTAGTTACCTGCTTTCTTTTTGTTGTAATCAATAATATTTGTACTTTGTTGTTCGACTTTTTCGATGAGTTCCCCAGTATCTGTTCTCATATCACCATTGTCATCAAAGTAAGTTTGACCAGGGATACCACTTTTAAGTTCATTAGCGTGGATTTTACCAGCGTCATCACGACCGACAATGACAGTTGTTGCAACACCTTTCTGCGGTGCCAAAGTAGATTTTACTTCCATGCCTGTCTTAACAACTGTACGTTCATCATCTGTTGACATCGTTAGTGTGATAGTAACCTTACGAGTTGCCTTAGCTTCCGTATTTGGATCCAGGATATTATCAAGGACTTTTTCAAGTTCTTTGTCAACCTTCTCTTGTAAGGCTGTATTGGCGATTTTTGATAAATCGATTTTAATAGTTTTATCTTTCATAGATACCTCTTGTTATACCTTGCTATGATTTCTAATTCCCAAAATCTACACCGTAAAGGGTAATTCTGGTTCTTTTCTAACTTGATTTTCAATAACTTCCACAGTTGCTTGCCAATGAGCGACAATCATATCCCAGTAGTCAGTCGGAAAACTTTCAATAGGAGTCCCTAGTGGAAAATGCCCGCGAATGTAAGCAACTTTTTGAAGTTCTTCTTCTGTCACGTTTCCTTGCGCCATGAGGTCTGTCAAACTCTTTGGTAAGTTCGTGTGATATTGCTCAGGTGGTGTCTGTGGCGTACTAGGAGCTTCATTTTGAGGTTTTTCAGCTACCTGCGACATATTGAGAGGCAATTCTTCTTGAACTTGCTCAGGGGTTTGCTGTGTGGCCTGCTGAGGTGCTGGAGCTACTGGAGGTTGTGGTGGAATAGGTTGCGTTTGTTGGCTCGCAAAGATATGAGCGATTCCAGCGTAATGAAATGGCATTTCGTCAGGTAACCCATGACGGTTCTTAGCATCCCACGCTGGCCGATGGTTGGTATACATCACACGCTCACCGCCCTGCGCTTTCTTCTTACCGTTATCAGTCGTCATGACCAAGGTCTTGTAATTGGCAAATAGAACCATGTCTGCCCATTCTTTTACGAGTGGAGCTGTCTTAGAGCCTGTCTTTTGGCCAAGTTTCAATTCGTATCGGTCGTAAGAACCCATCTCGTCCGGCTGTTCAAACTTCTTGATTTGAGCGTGTGCAGTCAATACCACGTTGATCCCCATATCAACCAAATCAGACAAGCTATTCAAGAAACGTCCCATTTCTTCTTGGACATAGGTGTAGCCTTTGCCCCAGCCAAAATCCTCAATTCCTTGCTTACCATGTTGCGAACAGATGTAATTAACTGCCAAAGCTTCAGCCCAATCGATCGTATCAATGACGAGTGTCCCACACTCAGTCGGATTCGCCTTGATAAAAGCAATCTCATTGATGAGCATGGTCCAGCTGGTTGGCTTGTCGAGTCGTGCCACATCCATGTTATCTGTCGAACCTTCCGTGTCGATGAAGACCGCATTTGGAAATTCAGCAGCAAACGTGGACTTACCAATTCCTTCAGGACCATAGATAACTACTTTTTGAGCTCGCGCCCGTTTTCCTCTTGTAATTTGCATTATTCACCTCCAAAAATCCCTTCTACCAAGGAGCGTAAAAATTTTTCTTTATTGATATCATCAACATTCTGAAGCGGTTCGTTAGGTTCTTTTCCTTCTAATGTTTCAATTAAGAATTCAGCTTTTACACGAATTAACTCGGCTTCAAAAATACGAGCCATTCCTTTGTAAATATTTTCTTCTTTAATCAAGTAGTCTTCTGGAATAATCAAAGCATCGTTTACACATTCTACCCAGCTCGCTTCATAAGCTAGACAACCTGTCCGATTTTTATAATCTGATAAAAAATATCCTGTTTTTTTGTCACGTAATACGATAAAAGTTTTTTGTTGTTTCATGATTGTTCTCCTTTAATTTTTAAAATCCACCTTGCCATGTTTGGGGTGCTTGTACCACCTCTGGCTTTACGCTATACCCATCTTCAATCAGGATGCTACACTCATCTCCTGTCGAGACTCTAGTTGCAATTGCTTGCAAGCCTTCTTGCTCAAGCCATGCGCCAAATTCTTGTAGAGTTAGTTGATCCATTTGCTCCAGCTTATCAATCAGCACAAAACCACATTCTGGTTTCAATTTACGCACGATTGCAGTCGCAACTTGCAGCTGCTGACTACCAGACATGTTATCCCAGCGCTGACCAAGGTAGAGCAATTCACCATCATCCACGGATAGCCCAGGTAGTGGCAAGTCTGCATTGGTGAGCAAGTCTGTCTTCTGTTTGCGAATTTCAGCAATCACATTATCAAGTTCTTTGTATTGTTCTCGGTAGCCCTTGGCATCTTCTTCTGCTTTATCTTTGTCAAGATTCGCTCGGACTTTAAGATTAATCTGCTCAATATTCGCGATACTGTCTTCAATCTCTTGAGTGGATTCGTCAATCAGATCTTGCGCATCTTTCTGGGCAATCTCGTAATCTTTCCAAAGAGCTTGTTCTTTGAGTCGTGCTTCTTCTAGATCTCTCTCAAGTCGTTGAACATCAGCGCTCGCGAATTCATAATCGGTCTTGATTTTATCTAAGTTCTGACGTTTGCGAGCATTTTCGCCATTCTTAGCAAGGATATCCTGTTGTTGTTGGATAAGCTCAGAGATAGAGACTAATTCTTTAGGTGCGTCAGGGTAGTAAGGTTGTTCTTTTGCGAACTTCTCCTTCTGGTCAGCAATCACACCAATCGCGTGGCGCTCGTCGTATTTGGACTTTTCTTGCATCTCCAGTTCAACCAATTGTGGACCAACTCCGATAATCTGCAACAGAGTTTTAGCCTTCTCTTTGCTGGTCTGCTCCATGAATTTTGGTAAGTTGATAGCCAGTTCTTCCACAAAGCTATCAAGCAAGTTTTGACCAGCCTTGTTGCCACTCGGGTCAATGACTTTGAGAGTGCTATTCTTTCCGCTACGCTCCACAATCAGGCCGTTTGATAGCGTGATTTTTAGACTAGGCGGGATTGTACTGCCTTCTCTCTGAGCTTGGCTAGGCTTGTACTTGTTACCACCTAGCGCCCAAGCAATCGCGTCCAGCACGCTTGTTTTTCCCTGATTGTTATTTCCACCTACGATTGTCAAACCAGTCGCCGACGGCTCTAATTTGACCGCTTTAACACGCTTGACATTTTCGATTTCTAATTTATTAATCGTCACCATCTTTTTCTCCTTAGTTTCAATTGAAAATTCTCTGCTTCTAATCTCTTTCTTAAAGATTGTTCCTTTTGCAATTGCTTCTTGAGATCATCTATTTCATGTTGCATATGCGCCATCATTTCTAGGTCGCGCATTTTCTCTCTACGCTTGCAAGTGGATAAATCCCACGCTTGTCTATCCCATACGATTTGCATATCGTGCTCTCCGTGGTTCTGGCAATGCTAAAGGCTCAGGTCGCAAACCTACAGGCGGTTCGTTGTCGTATGTGAAACCAGGAAACTCTCTGCGAATGTTCTTGCGAATTTCTTGGCGCTCAATCTCACGCCCCATTTCAAGCAATTCATTACAAGCTCTAATCACTTGCGTGTCCTGCTCTTCCTGAAGTCGTCTTTCTTCCTCTTTTTGCTTTTCTAACTGATGAGCTAGGATTCCTGCGCTGATAAATCCTAAAATCACTGCACCAGTTCCTAAAGCTTGATTTAACAATGGTGGTTCAAACATTTGTTCTCTCTCCTTATGCTCTTAATTTTCGTACTTCTTTTTCTAATTCTAAAATCTCATAAACATCATTGACATCGTACATAATATCTTTTCCTTGCTTACGAAATCTTAAGCCTTTGCGTTCTAACTTCTTAATATAGCCATGAGTGAAGCCGAACTTCTTCATCAAAGCCTGTTGATTGATTGGCATGCGATCATTCTCTAACTGCTCCTTGACCTGCTTTTCAGCAAAGGCCAGTAATTGATTTGTGAACAATTCAGCACTTTCGCCGTCCAATCGTAATTGTAACGTGATACCTTCCATTTTCTACATCCTCTCAACTATGCGGGCAAGCATTTTTGTGATATAATGGTCTAAATTGTTTTAGTAAGCGCCTGACGTTGTTAGGTGCTTTTTGTCTACTTACAACCCAATCTTTTCAAAAAGTTTTCATATGAAATAGTGCCTGATGTCAATCTGTTTACATCCATCGGAGCCACACTAGCTTTTGAAGATTGAGCTTCTACCTTTGGTAAAAATGACTCTTTCCTGCTATACGGATATCGTTTTGGTCTCATTTCCTACTCCTCAAATCTTTCCCACGACTCGTTGATTCGCAATTTTTTATTAATGCGAAGCTTCAAGTCATCACTTCCTTTGCCATCTTTGAAAAGTTGCGTGATGGCTGATGGACTAACACCCACAACGATAGCCAAGTCCGTTTGCGACCACCCACGTTTTTCAATTCGCTCTTTTACAAGCTCAATCCATTTAAGATGTTGTTGGCTCATGTAACCTCCTCCTTTTTAATTAGTTAAGTTAAAGAGTTAGTAAATTATTTTATAAAAACGCTTGACAACTTTTACACCATAGTGTAAAATGAAAGCATAATTAAAAACCTTGATAAAACCTTATATCTATCAACGTATTTGCTCGCCAAAGCTATTTATTTTAGATAAGTTTTAACTTCGTTTTTTACTAACTCGTTAACTTACAAAAACTATTTTACACTTTAGTGTTATTTTTGTCAATATAAAATAACACTTTTTTATAAAATATTTTTTGTCATGTCTTAGAAAAGGTAATATGACAATGTTTTCCACACTTGAAAAGATTAAGGAACTTGCCCAAAAACAAGGAATAAGTCTTCAAAAAGTTGCAGAAGATTTAGGCTATAGTATAAATTACCTCTATACTTTAAAAGAAAAGACTCCTAAATCTGACCGCCTACAAGAAATCGCTGACTACTTCAACGTATCTACAGACTACTTACTTGGTCGTACAGATAACCCAAATATCGCCAACTCAAAAGAGCAATTCTTTTTTGAAGGCAAAGAGGTAAATGTTGAAGAACTCGCTTCAACTGCTATGCGCTTCAATGGTAAACCATTATCTGATGAAGATAAGAAAGCGATCCAAAATATTATTGAAATTTATCTACGAAAAGGATAGTCTATATGACTGAAAAAGAATTAGCCTATAATCTAGGTATTAAAATCCACATATTTGAAGATGTTCTTTTTCCTGACGAGGCATTCTATATACCTGATTTAAAAACAATGTTTTTAAGCGACGCAATCTCTGAAGATAAAAGGGTTCAGGTCGCTCTGCATGAAATAGGACATCGCAACCATTCGCCAAATATTTACGAAAATTTCCGTGAGAGATGCGAGCTGGAAGCAAATCGCAACATGATTCATCATCTCATGAAAGCAGAACTAGATATCGCTGAAGATAAGACCGTATTTAATTACTCGGTCTTTATGGAAAAATATAACCTAAAAACCATCGCTGATGAAACGATGGTCAAGGAAGAATATTTGTCATTAGTAAATTAAAAATATGTGCAACAACTGATCCACACTAAAAGCTGATAGAGAGGTTTCATTATGAAACAAGAACGCAAAGTTTTAGGTATTTTAGCTATTATTTTTGGAGCGCTGGCTCTACTTGGCTCATGGATGCCTATCATCAATAATTTTTCATTCATTTTGGCTATTTTAGCTCTTATCTTCGGTTTAATTGGTTTTGCAGTAAATCGAAAAAGACCAAAAACACTAGCTATTATTGGGACGGTTCTAGCAGTCGTATCTATTGCTATTGTATTAGTAACTCAAGCAATGTACGCTAAATCATTGAAAGAACTAGGTAAAAACGTTGAAGAGACTGTTAGCTCTGTAAGTTCTTCTATCGAATCATCTCAAAAAGAGGAAGATGCTAAATTTAACTGGACAAAAGAACAGTTTGATGCGCTTCAAGTTGGTGATATTATCAACTATGGAGCTGGTGGAACTAACTACGATGACGTTGCTAGCGTTCACGGAGAACCTAACAATGTAACAACTAGTTCAGTAAATGACCACGACAGCAAGACAGTATCATATACTTCTACTGGTAGCAAATACAAGAGCGTTATTCTTTCGTTTTCAAAACAAGACGACGGTTCTTTCTTGTTGACTTCTAAAGTTAGTTCAGGTCTAGAATAAAAACCAACTGTTTCCATTTTGGAAACAACTCAAAAAAATCCCCACACTCTCCATCGCCAAACTTTGAGTGTGAGGATTCAACTTTCCATCTAGCAAGCAATGGAAAGGATGATAAAAAAATACAACTATAGTTTATCATAAGTTCTACACCTTTTCAACTATGCGGGCAAGCAATCGAAAAGAAAGGACTTTTTATGATAAAAAAATACATTACAAAAAAGGGAGAGACTAGATACCTCTTTCAAACATACCTGGGCATAGACCCTGCTACTGGAAAAGAAAAGCGTACAACACGCCGTGGTTTTAAAACCATTAAAGAGGCAAAGGCTGCCGAACGCGACCTTCTCTTAGATGTTGAAGAGAATGGTTTTTCAAATAATGAAGATTTCCAGAACCCTACTTTCGCTGAAGTCGCTGAGTTATGGCTTGATAGCTATAAAAACACTGTAAAACCAACAACCTATCAGAATGTTAAGAAAAAACTTGATGTTATGATTGACTTGTATTTTACAGATATGAAAATCCAGCAGATCAGTGTAGCTTATTGTCAAAAGGTTGCTATCAAGTTAAGTAATCGCTATATCCTCTATGCCAATTACTACTCTGTCATCAGCCGTATTTTCAAGTATGCCACTTCTATTGACATTATTAAGTCAAATCCCTTAGACAAGATTATCAAGCCTAAAAACAGGCCATTGAAGGGCAAAGAAAACTACTATACAAAGCAGGAACTAACGGAATTTCTTAAAGTTTACAAAGCAAATTGTAAGCCTGTAGACTACACTTTTTTCCACTTACTCGCTTTTTCAGGATTGAGAACTGGAGAAGCAATCGGACTCATGTGGTCAGATGTTGACTTTGAAAATAAACGGTTAAGCATTTCTCGGACAGCAGTCGTTGTTAATAAAAAACAAACTGTTCAGGATCCTAAAACCAAAATGAGTAAGAGGGTTATCACCTTGGATGATGAGACTCTGAATGTATTAAAAATCTGGAAACGTCAGCAAATAAAAGAATATTTTCAAGCTGGTGTGCCTTATAAACATGATTCGAATTATATTTTTACGAACAATAGCGGGGGATGGCTTTTAGCCGCAACTATGAAAGTGAAACTTTTAAGATTCTTTCGTAAACACAATAATCTTAAAAAAATTTCGCCTCACGGGTTTAGACATACACACGCTTCTCTCCTATTTGAAGCTGGTGTTACAGCAAAAATTATTTCGGACAGATTAGGTCATAATAATGTTCAAACTACCCTTGACATGTATACCCACATCAACGATAATCAACGTGTTGAAGTCGTTAATCAGCTTATGGATTTCATCCGCTCCAGCTAAAAGTAAAGTCGTATTCAATATCGTATTCACTTTTGGTTAACACGCTAGACGTCCACTGTTTTCAAAGGATTAGCAAGCTATGTACTATTTATGGTATAAAGAATTTGTGTTTACAAGTGCTTTCCGTTGCTTGTTGATAGTTGAGTTTTTACTTACTTTCCTTTTAAACCATTTCCATTAATTTCTATCATTTTTTTAAATCGTATTCATCATCGTATTCACTTTTGCCCGTATAGTTGAGAAGGTTTCAATTTAATTCTAATAGTTTACAAAAGAATCAGTGAGTAATTTCACTGTTTTTATTTTTGACAAAACAAAAAAACCGCAAGCCTAAGCCTGCGGTGAAAGAACATTTTAAAAAGTTTCCTTTCTATTTATTTTTTAAGATTATTTAGTTGTAATCAAGCCATCTGGCTCTACTGTGAACTCTGGCTTATCTGCCATTGTTCCGTCTGCCTTGATGTAGTACCATCCTTGACCTGCTCTGACGAATTCATTAGATACCATGTTTCCGTCCTTACTATCTAGGTAGTACCATGTATCCTTGTACTTGACCCATCCTGTCTTCATGGCACCTTCTACGTCGAAATAGTACCACTTCTCAGCGATTTTCTTCCAGCCTGTGGCCATTTCGCCTGATTGATCAAACCAGTACCAGTTGCCGTCTGAGTGCATCTTCCAGCGGTCTGCAAGCATGTAGCCTGAACCATCGAAGTAATACCAGGTTCCGTTGATTTTCTCAAACTTGTCTTTTGGATAAGAGCCGTCTGAGCGTACATACCAATAGCCTGTATCATTCTTCTGCCAGCCTGTTTCGGCACCTAGGCCGTTCTCAATATCTCGCTTAAACTGTTCACGGCTAACACCCCATTTCGCAAGATAAGGATACGGGTCAACGTGGTCGCTACTGTTATCTGGCTGGTTGTTGGTACAGTATTCATGAGTTTTGATACCTGCCAAGACGTCTGTATCAAGAGTTTTCGGCAAACCTGCTTCATCTGCTAGATTTCGTAGCAATTCGATATAAAGGCGATAGTCTGTCATGAACTCTTCTTTAGTTGAATGGCTTTCAATCAATTCAACCGCTGCATACGTTTCAGCATTCCAACCGCCTCCAACGTCGTATGATCCGTTGTTTACAGGGCCTACCTGCATAACACGACCATTACCAACGACATGAGAAAAGAACCCGAGTTCAGGGTCCTTTCTGTAGTGATAATCGGCTTCGTTTTGAACAGTTGAGTTACGGTTTCCTGTTGAGTGAGCATGAACTTGACGGAAAGGCTCAAAACCTACAATCGGCAAGTCTGTACGTAGTCTACTTGTATCAATATCCATTATTACTCCTCACTTGGTTTCTTGTATTCTAGCGCTCGTGTGCTGTCTGTAATTCCACTTGTTGTTGGGTCATTGACCAGACCGATAGCAGTCAAGAACACGAAGACTGCATTAACAAGCAAAATCAGCTTGTTGCCGATATCACCCAAATCTAGATGATATCCAAAGACTGCTGCACCAGCTTGCAAGACAAGCAAGAAGGCCGGAATTGCAGTCAGCCAGAAAAATTTGTTTTCTAGTCGTAGTTTCCAGTTAATCATATGTTTTCCTTTCTACTTTAAAAATTTAATTATTTTTGCTTTTTTTGTGTATTTTTCTATTTTTTCCCCTATTGAGTCATCTCCGACGAATGCTATTTCAAAATATTTTCCCTCATTGTAAAGGTAAGATATTTCCGGTAATGAAAGAGGTGGTTTATCGTCGGCTTGCATAGATTTTATTTGTTTATAATCAAAATTGTTAGGTGTGATTACAGTATTTTTTAGAGAAAAAGATATAGTAGCTTTAAAACCGGAAGAACCACTTGGTTCTATTGTTAATAAAATTTCTCCTCCACCACTCCACACCAACCTATCGCCAATATACCGCTTAACAATCTCCTGATTGCCTAACATTATCCTTATTCTATCTTTCATAACTACACCTGCTTAAAGATATCATAAATCGTGTTAGGGTCTTTGGTTGGAAGAGCATCGTACTGCGCTTGTGTTCCTGCCCAATACTTCAGTGCTTGTTGTCCCTGTTGGTTGATGATGTTCTGACCAGGCGCACCGTCTGCACCTCTGGGGCCATCGTTTA